TCGCGCTGGGCGGCTAACCGTTCCACGGCGGGGTTTTGGGCAAAAAAAGACCACCCGAAGGTGGCCAATGGCTGCCGCTTGAAAGTCGCTTTCAGTGTGGTGTGGTGGCCTTCGAAAGACAGTGCCCTGGCCCGAAAATGAAATCTATGCACGGCGCCGCCAACTTCGCCCAGCGCTTGCCCGCGATCAGCGCATTGCCCGTGCGTTCCGAAATCGTCACCTTCGGGTCGTCACCGAAAAGCGCGTTCGCGCATTCGTCATAGGCGATTGCCATATTCAGCGCCCGCGCCTCAGAACCGAAAAGCGCCTGCGCCAGCATGGCCAGCAGCAGCACGCCGGAAAACGCGGCACACATGGCCCACAGCAAAACCAGTTTTGCACGCGCTTTCATGGTTAGGCCCAGGCGATGGCTTGAACGGCGGCCACGTCGGTGGCGGAACGTACCGCAGACTTGTACCCTTGTAGCTTCGCAAATGCCGCCTGCCCCTGCGCCAGCATGGCCCCAGCCAGGCCCTGCAATTCCTGGAACGTCATGGGCACCGGGTTGTTGGCCGCGTCGTTCCAGAAAAATCCGTTCGGCACCGCGCCCGGCGCAACGCACTTGGTTACAAGCGTTTGGCTGTAATCGTCGGCCTGAAACGTCGTGCCCATATATGACACGTCGCGGTAAATTTCGCTTTGGTATGCGGTCGTCAGTTCGGCCAGCTTGGCGGCCTGCGCGGCGGCCAGCAATTCGGCTGCCGTGGCTGTCGGCGCATTCGCCAGCGCGCCGTTCTGCACGATGTAGGCGCCCTGATTGGAGATGCACGCCTGCCATTGATCGGCGGTCAGCGGAATGGTGGCCACGCCTTGCGGCGCGGGGCTGATTGAATCGTCATAGAACGCCGTGATTGTTCCGGCGTCGTCATATGCTGCGCGTTTTTGGCCCATGACCTCAGTACCCGATAACTAAAATTGTGGTTGACCCGCTCACGCCCTGCCCAGCAGTATTCCAGCGATTGCCAAATACAGAGGTTTTTGTGGCGCTATATAACGCGACAAACGTCGCGCCAGTGTCTCCGTTCGTCGCATATGCGCCCGCGCACTGCGTCGGAAACGCAATCGGATATGACCACGCCCAACCAGTCGATGCGGAAATTGTCCCCCACTGAATAATCATGCCACCCAGCCACGTGGGGAACGCGATGTAACCGTTTGTGCCTAAGCTGATAGCAAACCCCGCCCGCAGCTTTTTGGGCGTCACAATCGTGGTGTCGTCCGTGCCTGCGTTCGTTACTGCCTGGGTCGCCACCTTCGCCGTACCCTGCGCCGTTTCCGTCGCCTGTTCGGCCTTAAACCAGGCGCTGTTAATCACCGCCTGGCTGTTGTCGCCCGCGTTCGGCGTCGGGCCGTTGATAACGCCGCTGGCTTGCGCCAGCAGCAGCTTTCCAAGTTTTGCCAGATTGGCTGCGAGACTCATGATGTTTAGCGCCCTTTAAATGTATTCTTCGACAATCACAATCCCAGGCGCCCCCGCGAACCCGGCCTGCGCGCCAGCGTTGGCGCCTGCCGCCGTTCCGCCAGCGCCCGCGCCAGGCCCGGACATAGAGCCGTTTATCGGGGAAACCGAACCGACGCCCGCAACCACGCCACCCGTTACGCCGCCGATTGCAGGGCCACCCTGGTTGCCTCGCGTTTGCGCCAGAATCACGCCAGCGTTGATCGTCGGCAACGTCGCTAGGCCAGCGGGTGCGTTCACGTTGAACGATGCCCCCGTCGGCCCGTATGACGACGAAGGCAGCCCACCAGGGCACGAAATCAGCGAGCCAACGGAAACGGTGCCACCATTTCCGCCCGTGCTGCTGCCAGCCGCGCCAGCAGTGCCGCCAGGGCCTACGGTAATGGCTTGGCCTGCGCCAATCTGCGCGGCAGTCAGCAGGACTTCGGCGTATGCGCCCGAAGACGCGCCAGCCGAACCGCTGAATGCACCCGATCCCGTAGCGGGCGCCCCGCCCGTACCTGCGCCGCTGCCCTGCACCTTAAAAATTGCCTTGGTCATGCCCGGCGTAGGCGTGTAAAACCCGCTCGCCGCGAAAACCTGCACGTTGGCCAGGCGGCCCGGCGTGTTCGCGCCCACCCATGCGGTGCTGGGGATTTTCGCGCTGCTGTCGCCAGCGGCGGGCGCGCTCACCGTCGATCCCGCATACAACGCCAGCGCCCCGCCCATGGTGTCGCCGGATTTCTGCACCGCGTTGGCCACGCTGAACGTGGCGAACGTGTACACGGTCGCGGTTTCGTCAGCCGTCAGCGCCGTGGCCAGCACCACCGTGGCGCCGTCCGTCGCCGTGTAGTCGGGCGTCGCTGCCGTGCCGGGTTCCTGAAGTGCGCCGTTCCGCTCGACAATGATTGCGCCAGGCGTATAGCCGCCCGTAATGGTCAGCGTGTTCGTGGCCAGCCCGGAGAACGGGTAAGCCTTCATGTAAGACTGGCCGCCAGCGCTCGCAAACTTCACGTTTGTGCCGTCGCTGCACACGATCACAGGCGAGCCAGCAGGCAGGATAACCGTGCTGCCGCTGCTACCCGCCGCCTTCGCCGTCACGTTGAAATTGCCCGTGGCTTCGTTGTCGATAATCCACTGGCCCGATTGCGCGGGGAGAATCAGGTTTTTCGAAGCGCCCAGCACGCCGGTTAGCTTCAGCATGGCCACGCCATACTGCGCCTGGGTCAGCGCCGTGTCCGTGCTACCCGAAACGTCCACCACCTGATAGCCGTCCGTCGCAGCAAAGATGGCCGCCATGTTCGCGGCTTTCTTCGTCATGTCGCCCGTGGGCGCGGTCGGAATGTTGGCATAGCCGCCAGAAATCGACTCAACAACCCAGGCGCCGCCGTTCGCGGCATTCAGCGCCGTATTCAGCCGCACATTCACGACGGACCCGGCCGGAAATTCGCCGCCGATCAGTGCCGCTTGGTCGTTGCCGTACACGGGAAGCGTGGCCAGCGCCGGGCCACCAGTTGCGTTCGTCAGCGCCAGCGTTACTGCGCCGTCGTTCGTTACCTTCGTTCTGAAAGCGACTTTCACCCCGTCAACCAGGCCCGGCATGGGCTGGGTCAGCGTCGCGGCAATGGCGTTTTTAGCGCCGTTGTCGGCCATGAACCCCAGCGCGCCGTCCATAAGGCGGTTCAGCAGGTAACGCGAACGATTCACCAGCGACAGCAGCGGCCGATTCATTACCCCCAAAGGGCCACCCAGCGCTGAATCGGTGGTTTCCCACTGATACACGCCAGAATCGAAAGCATCATTTTCTGTAAGATTGGCCATTAAATCACTGTTCCAAGGTTATATGTCCCGTCCAGCTTTACGCTGCCGTCCAGAATGAATGCGGCGGCGGTGAAATCCAGCGCTTCCAGGTAGCAGCGCGCTGGCGCGGTGTTAGCCAGAATCCGTTTCACCTGCGCCACCTGGCTGTTTGCAATCGGCTGGGCAAGCCGCACGCGATACCAGGCCCATTTCGTGCCGTCGCTGTCGCCCAGGAAGTCGGCGCCATTGAGCATTCGCGAGCCGTCCAGATACCAGCTACCCGCACCCTCGATCACTTCAGCGCCCGGATAGCCCGCAGCGGCCAGCGCCGCCTTTATGGATGCTGGCGTGCCTTTGATTTTGTGGACCGCCACACTTGCCGCAATCACGGCGCGCTTCGTGGCTTCGGGCCAGTTGCTATCCCACTCGCTAACCGACCACGCCCACGCGAGCCATGGCAGCGCCACGGCCGGGCACGTTGCCGGGTTGTAAAGCGAGCGCAGGGGCACAGGAACGGCGCTTATGCGCGAAACGGCCAGCGCCAGATTGCGCTCTGCCTGCGTCGCGTTGACGGGCAGCAGGCTGTCTTCCTGCACCGCGTCCGTCACGCCACCACCCCGTTAATCGTGATTCCCGTACAGAACGCGGCCTGCGTCTTCGTTGCCACCATGTCGGCCTGGATGCCCGGAGCGTGAAGAATCACGTTCTGAACGCCCGTAACAAACAGCGCCGCATACACGCCCGCCAGCGTCGGCGCGGCGCCGCATTTCCAGCAGGCCAGCGTGTATTCCGTCGCCGTTTGGTTCGCCATGGCCAGAACCGCGTCCTGGTCCACGCTCGCGTAAATTTCCAGCGTGGCGTTCAGCGTGTAGGGCAGGATTTCCGCGAACTGGACCATAACCGTGTCGCACAGCGGGCGCACGTTTTCCGCCGTCAGCGCCGCAATGACGGCCGCCAGCAGCTTGCCGTCCGGGTCGCTGTCTGCGCCGCCATCGCCATTTGCAGACAGGATCGTTACCAGCACGGTCCCCGGCGTGGGCGACGTAACGCTTACGTCCCGCACCTGGCCATCTGCCGACAGCGCATAAAACTGATAGGCGCCCACCGGCCCGGCGCTGCTGAAGCCTTCGAAAGACTGCTGGATGCGCGCCTTATATGCGGCGTCGCTTTCCATCACGGCAGCCGTGGGCGGCACCGTGGTGTCGTCGGCGGGCGTAATGACAAGGCGCGGCACGTCCAGCCCTGCACCGAATTGGTCCAGGTCGCTTTCCTGCGCATACGCGAGCATTAGCGCCTGGGCTGCTTCGTTGATGCGCTGGCGCAGCAGGACTTCACGATAGGCCGCCGTCTGCAAAACCTTGTAAGCCGGGTCCGACTCGACAAGTGCGGTAAACGGGTATGGATCGTTCGCGCTTCGCGCAATCAGATCGGCCAGCATGTCCGCGAAAATCGTATCGAAATCCAGCGCTTCGATAACCTGCGGCGGTGCGAGTGTGGACAGGTCCACCGCTGTGTAGGCGTTGGACATTACGAAACCTTTATGCCGTCGATTTTTACGGGCTGCCCATCTGGCAGGTAATTGCCGGAAATGTCCAGCGCGATTGCGCCCGGTTCTGCGCTGGAAAGGCTTACGCGAGTAACCTTAAAGCGCGGCTCCCACTTGCGAATCGCAGCCGCCGTGGCGGCATAAATGCGCGACACGGTGTAAAGATTCATTGGGGCATCAACCAGGCTGAACAGCTTGCTGCCGTAGTCGCGACGCATCACACGGCTGCCGATTGGCGTCGTGAGAATGTCGGTTATGGATTGCCGCAGGTGTCCAACACCTGAAAGCGGCTTTCCAGTAGTCGCGTTGGTTCCGTTCATGAACGGGATTCTGGCCGTGGCCAGCGCCCCGTTCCACGGCGGGGTTTAGGCTTGCGCGTCGCTGGTCGGCGGGCCGTCGTGTTCGTTGTGGTGGTGAGACTTAACGCCAATGCCATCCACAACCACGTCACCATTCACGACATTTACGCCGCCATTGATGGCGTTCGTTCCGCCGCCACTTCCAGCCGCGCCGGATACCCCGGACAGCCACGACAGCAGCTTTTTAATGGTCGCCGCGCCGTCGAATGTCGCCTGGTCGCCCACGTGTTCGAACTGCTGCGCGGTAAGCGTTGCCTTGCCGTCCACCAGCACCAGCGACGTGCTGCCCACGGTTAGCGAAATGCTGCCGCCAGCGGGCACGTTGACGCTGTACGCCTTCGCGCTGCGGTCGTGCTGGATCACGGTTCCGTCTTTGTACGAAACCCGATGCACGTTCGGATCGTTCGCGGGCGCCGCGTACAAATCCTGATACAGCGAAAACAGGATGATGGCCTGCGCCACGTCGCCGTAAGGCGTCAGGATCACCACCTGTTCGCCCGGTTCCGGCGCCCACCATTCGGCATCTGGCCCGGCGCGCTGCACCGCCCACTGCATCGGGTCCGACTCCACCCCGCCAATTTCCACGGTGGCCATGTCGCCGGTCACGGAAACCACGGTGCCAATGCGGATTAGCTGCGAAATCTGCCGTTGCAGTTCGCCAATGTCCTGGGCGCTCATTGCGGCACCAGCGGTTTGTAATCGGCTTCGTGGCCCGTGCCAATATCCGGCGCAAAGCTGTAAGACGGGTTCGGCGTCGGCAGGTCGCCTTCTGCGTAAATGTCCGTTCCGAACTGGATTACCTGGGTCCACTCGACACGCCAAACCACATAGCGGTCGGCCATCGGGTGGAACTCGTCACGGTACGCGCCAATCACGTGCGCCGCCTCGGTCCAGCATGAATCAGAATTGAACCGCTTCAGGCGCAGCCATGCGGCCAGCGTCATTGCTGCGGCCTGCGCTGCGGTCTTCGCCTGCGTCGTCTTGTATCCGACTACCACCCGCGCTTCGAAGCGGCCACGCATCGGGATAAGCCCGTTTGAGCGGTCGCAATCGGGTTCGTCTTCAAATTCGGTAATGTCCAGCAGGATGCCCGGCAGTTCGTCGGCTTCCAGCGCGTCGCGGTCGGTTTCCTCGCGGTCAAATACCACCGCCTTAAAGTCGGGGAATGTCGCCTGGATCGCAGCCACGATGGCGGCTTTAACGCCAGAAATCTGGACTATTGGGAGCGTTGTCGCCATGTCAGTTCGTGTTCGAATGTTTTGTAAAACTGGTCTGTGAAGGCGTGGCCGCCCAGCAGGTGGTCTTCAATGTAGGTTTGCGCCGGATCGGATAGCGCCACCGTGACTTTTTTGATTTTCAGCCGGGCGCGGCCTACGCGCTCAAACACTTGCCGGTTTGACTCCGACGCGTTGCCGTTGCCTGCCCGGCCCTTGGCGATGAATGCGCCCTTAAAAAAACGCCCGCCGTAGGCTGCTACGCCACCGCCCGGCGCCCTTTGATCCTTCGCACTAAGGTGGATCGCGCCAATAGGGTCCAGCCCGTACCACACGCGTATATAGCGGCGCTTGTCCACCGCGTGCATGCGGAATGTGCGCAGGCGTCGGCGTACCTCCTTCTGCGGTAAATTCAGGTGCCTGGCTAGTTCGCGGACAGACTTTGTGGTTAGCCATCGCGCCATTTTTATGCACGTTGACGCAATAGCCTGGTCCACCTGCTTAGGCGTTGCCGACAGGAAGGCTTCGATACGATCAAAGCCAATTTCACTTATGTCTATCCACTGCGAGCCGCTCATAACGACGGTTCCAGGTACAGCAGGGCCATGCCGTCACCCATGGCGTGCGGGCTTTTGTGGACTTCGTAAGCCTTGCTCTCGATCACCACTGCATTGCCGCGCCGAACGGCTGCCACGTCGGAAAACTTGCACGTGAAAACCGGCCGCGTGGTGTCCATTTCGGCGGTGCCCACGCCAATGGTCTGCCCCGGTTCGTCCAGCACGCCCATGGCAATTACCACGCTGCCATTGGCCAGCGTGATTGTTGCCTGGCTGGCGAAGTCGTCCGGGTCCAGAAAGTCGTCCAGAACGTCCCAGGCGGGATGCGCTGGCATCAGGCGGCCTTGCCCTTTGCCGATGGCTTGGCAGCCCGCTGGGCGCCTTCTGCCACCACCATGCCGCGTGATTTCAGTTGCATGGCGTCGGCGCGCAGCAATTCCACCCGATCACCCGGCATAACCATTTCGCCGTCCACAAAAAACGGCTTCAGCACTTCCAGCACTTCCCCGCGTTCGAAAGCCACTTTCATTTCCTCATTTGATGTGAAAACGGGCAGCGCTTCGCTGCCCGTTCCGTGTCTCAGTAGCGGCAGCCTATGCCGCTTACTGCCTAAAACTTACGCGCCGGTATGGCGGCCGACAGCGAACGATTCGACGCGACGCAGAGCAAAATCCACGTCCTGGAAAACCACGATGCGGGTTCCGCCCGACTTCGACAGGGACATGGTGTCCACCGTCAGGTCCAGGCCGCCCCACATGGCGATAATCAGGTCCGCGAAGTTGCCAAAAAACACGTCGTCGCTCTGAAGCTGGTTCGTCACGCGGGTTTGATACCCGTTCATCGTGTCGCCTTGCTCCCACAGCGTCGCGCCGGTCGGCGTGCCAGGGAATTTCTGCGTGGTCTTTGCGCCGCCCTTGGTGGTCGCGTTGACGACGTAAGCCATGTTCGCCACGGCCGCGTTTTTCGCAGCAATCGCGGTTTCCATCGAAACGATTTCGGCATACGACGGGTTTGCAGCAGCAAACGGAATTGCCGAAATGCCCGTGTAGTTGGAAATGCCCTTCGGCTGGTGTGTCGTGCCCGAACCGTAGTAACCGGCGTAGTCGATCGCCAGGCCCAGCGCTTCGGCCAGATCGGCGCGCACCAGCGCTTCCACGTCCAGGCTCGATTGCATCATCAGGCGACGCGTAATATCCGAATACGCTGCAACCGTCTTCGGAGAAAGCGCGATTTGGCCCAGGTCCATTTCGCCTTCGGGTGCGTCGTCGCCTTCACCGATCCAGTAGCCTTGCGAGCGGGCAGTTTTGCGCGGAATGTCCACGTTTCCGACCAGGCCGCCAATCGGTCGGCCCAATTGCATGATGGTCGTGGCGTTGCGCAGCAAGTCGATAAACGCGCTCGCCATCAGTTCGGTGGCGATGGATGCGCCGCCCGTCGAACCTGCGCCGGTTTGACCGTTCTGGCCTGCGTTGAAATTCCGCGACTCGATCAGCGAGCGGCCCAGCACTTCGGGCGGCACCATGATGCCCTGCGCTTCCTTGCCCAGCCTTTCGGCAGCAGCGCGGCCAGCTTCGATTTCGAAACCGGCTTCCTTCTGCGCCTTGCGGTCGGTCGGATTCGCCAGTGCGCGGATTGCCTTCATGAACGAAAATTTGCGCGCGTCTTCAGCCGACAGGCCCACGCTGGCATCCAGCGTTTGCTCTGCGAGCGGGCGCGAATGGCGCTGTTCGACGTGCGTCAGAAGCGCGGCGCGGAACTCGTCCATGCCTTTGCCGTTCGACACGAATTCACGCGCCAATTCGTCGGCGCCGTATTGGGTGCCAGCAGCGATAATGTCCCGAACGCGGGCGCGCTCGGCATCAGCACCGGCGCGGCGCTGTGCGTCGGCGTCGATGGTTTGCGGTTCCTGGTTCAGTTCCGGCATGCTTCGGATTCCTTGAGTGTGTGGTGTTTCGCTGCCCGTTTCGGGCATGTTCGGATTTTGCGGCGCAGCCACAGGCGTTTCCACGGCGGGGTTTTCTGCCGAACGCCCCACGCCCACTGAATCGTCGGCCGGAATGCTCACGAACGAAATTTCCATGGGCATCCAGGAAGTGACGGTGTACACGGGCTCGCCTTCGCGTTCCTCGGTCAGGATGTACGCATCAATGGTGTAACCCACGGACACGTGGGTGCGGATTTTGTCGATAACGTCCTGGAACACTTCGCTGGCGCGCACGCCGCGCCCGAAGCGAACGACAGCCCGGCCGCGCTTGTCGCCGTCGATTCGCGCGGATTCGATCACGCCCACCTGGTCGGTGCGGTCGTGGTCCATCAGCAGCGCACCGCCGTTATTCAGGCGCGACAAGTCGGCGGCACCTTCGGCGTGCGAAAGAATCTCAACGCCCCACCAGCGCGGCACTTCGATTTCTGAACTGAACGCCAGTTCTACGGTGCGCGCTTCCACGTCGATTGCGCCCACTTCGGCGGTGCGCAAATGCACGCCACGGCTGTTAATTTCGCGCAGGGAAATCGGCTCTTTTGTCGTCGGTGTCGTCATGGTGTCTTAGCTGTTCGGGTGGCTGCCTTCTGACGCCACGGGCGGCGGCGCAAGCGCTTGGCCCATGGATGCCAGAATGTATTTTTCGTCAATGCCAGCGGCTTCCATCGCCTTAATGTCGGCGGCAATGTCGGCAAAGATTTCGTCAGGATCGCCGCCCCATTCGCGAATGATTCGGCCAGCGCTGGTTAGCAGATTGTTTTTCGACTCCACAGCGGCTGCTACGTCGGCTGTCGGGTCGATCCACTGCCAGCGGCGCGGCTGCCAACTAATGGCGTCCTGCAAGTCGTCCAGAAGCGCAGGTGAAAGCGACTTTCCTTTAACCTTGATTCGGCCTTTCAGCAGCGAATAGCGCAGCCACGCTTCCTGCACCGGCTGCAAGGCGTCTTCAATCAACCATTCCTGCAACTCTTTCCAGTGTTCGCGTTCGTCCAGCGTGCCCTGGCGGATACTCGAAAAATTGACGCCTTCCAGGTCGCTTGCCAGGTTGTTGTACGAAACACCAAAGCCTGCGCTTGCGCCGCGAAGCAGAGTTTTGAAGACGGGCAGAAATTCGCCGCTGGGATACTGCGGCAGCCACTCTTTCATTTCGGCGCCCTGCGGCAGCACGTTGAATGAACCCGGTTCCGCGTCGAATTCCAGGCTAGTGGGGTCGTCGCCGTCTTCGAATTCCGGCGCCTCGCCGTCTTTCCACTGGACGAAGCCCATTTTTGACGCGCCAACGCGTGCATTGATGATTGCCGCGTCTTCGAATGCGGCCATATTCCGCATACGGAATAGCGCCGTGGCCATCCACGGCAGGCCGCGTTTCTGGCCCACCAAGTCTTCCAGGAAGCCGTGCACCATCTGGTCGGCCGGTACGGTCGTGTAACCAACGCCCGCATACTCATATTCGGCTTCGCCGTCGTCCACCGTCGAAAGGTGGTAGGCCACCGGGCGGCCGTAACGGTTGAACTCGATCCCGTGGCGAATGAAATTGCCCTGGTTGTAGCGGTCCACGTTGTAGTCAATCGGCACCCGTAGCGGGTCGATCACCTGCACCGCGAAACCCCACTTTCCAGCATCTTTGCCCGTGACAATGCGCAGGAAAAATTCGCCGTCCTGCGCTGCGCTTTTCACCAGCAAGCGCTGGATAGCGCGCCACGACTTTTTCCCCGCCACGTCGGCCGTGCTTTTGTGGCCCCACGCTTCCCATGCGGCCTTCAGCGCCCGGCTGGTGTCCGCGTCGTGGCTGCCGTCCGCTTTCTGGAAAGCGGCTTTCATGGTTATGCCTTTCGGCCCCACGATGTTCTGGCTACACATGCGCAGGAACGCCCGCGCATAGTCGTTATTCATCGCCTGGTCACGCGAACGCGCGACAAGCGGGCGATAGTTCCGCGTAATGATCCAGTCAGCGGGCAGCGCCGTGCCGGTCCACGTTGCGTTTAAACGATCAAATCCAGCAGCGTTGAACTGCATCGCGGAACGAAGCGCGCGGCCAGCGGCGCGCAGGGCGCGCACCGGGCGCGAAGGTGGCGTGGTGGACGGCATTTCGACGGCGCGGGCAGGCATCAGCCCACGCGAACGAATAAAATCGAACATTCCCATTAGAGAATCACCTTTACCTGTTCGCCAAACAGGCGGCCACGCTGGGCGGCCTTCATGCGGCGCAGTTCGCTTTTGTAGAAATTCCGCAGGGCCAGCAGGTCCGCAATGGGCGTGCGCCACAACTCGCGGTTATTGATGGCGTATCGCATTTGATCCTGCGTCGCGCGCTTTTCCAGCACTGCTTCGATGGCATCCAGGACACGCTGTGCATGCACGCGGGTGTCGGTGCCGTCAGCCATCGCGGCAATGTCAGGCTGAACCGTCACCAGCCCGGCTTCCACTTCCATTACGGTGCCGTTCGATACGGCGCGGACTGCGAAAACGTAATCACCAGCGGGCCACGTCGCCGTGGTCGCGGCATCCACCGTCAGCAGGTGGTCGCTGCCAGAAGGCGTGCTGGAAAAATCAATGGCCTTTGGTCCGCGCAGCAGCACAGAAAGCGCCCATAGGGGCGCTTGGTACTGTTTCAGGCACACGGTGCGAGAAAACGTCACGCCAGCACGGATGCTGTTAGGAAATTGCCCCTGCATTGCGTCACCAGTTGGTGGCGAATCCCCCACGGCGTCGGCCTGCGGTTAGCGATTTCGCCCGTTTAATGGGCTTAGTTTCGCTGGGCGGCTGTTCCTTAGCCACGGCGGGGTTTTCCGGCTGCCTGGCGGGCTTCGGCGTCGGTTTCGGCAGCGGGCGCGGCTTTTCGGGCTGAACCGGCGCGATTTCGGCCGGATTGTCGGCCACGGGCGCCCATGTCTGCGTTTCCGGGTTCAAAATCAGCCGTTTTGCAAGCTGTTTCAGGCTCGGATTCATGATTTTTAGGGCTGCCATGGCGTACACAGTGCAGTCCAAAACCTCATTTCTGGCCTTATCTGGCTTGTGCCACTCGCGCACCGGAAAGCCCCTTACAAAGCGGGTTTTCAGCTTTTCCGACGTTATTTGCTTGAAATAGTCTTCGCCGTGGTCTTCGTCGGCCGGAAAGTGGCAATAACCCGGCCCCTCGCGCTTCAGAGCAAGGCGGCGCATTACCACCAGCTTGGCTTCGTCGGTGCCCACCTGGTACAGGTCCACTTTCCGGCTGCGTTTGCCAGATTGCTTGCGCTGCGGCTTCTCGACAATCTGGCGGCCCCAGCCTGGAATACCCTTGATAGCGAATATCTTTCGGCCGCGCCGGGCGCGAATGTATTCATAGGCGGCCTGCGTCATACCCGTGGTGCCGCCCGTGTCCAGGCAGGTGGCCTGGATGGATAGCAGCGCGCCGCTTTCATGTTCGAACGTTTCCGCCAGCAAGTCGTCCAGATCGTTCCACACGTCACCCGCCAGCGGGTCGCCGTACAGCACGCGGTAAGCGACGCACCATGACTGCTCGAACAGCCCCCACGCCATGATTTTCACTTCCAGGCGGTCGATTTGCATGTCAACGCCACACGTCAGATACAGGCCGTGCATTGGCACCTGCGCTGCGTAGACTTCCCGGCGTGCGTAGAGTGAATCAGGGTCGGCCTGTTCGGCGGTTTCCTCGAATGTTTCAGCCAGGGAAACGTTCACGAAAGATTGCAGATCACCGGCCGCCAGCTTGTCCAAATAGGACCGCACGATGTCGCGCAGTTTGCGGAACGTCGAAAGCATTTCGGGCGCGTGGAATGATGCGTGGCCCTTGAACGGCTTCGAAGCCTTCCAGCCCCAGCCCTTAGCTTCAGCCGTGCGAATGGCCATAACGCGCTGGCCGTCGTCCCACAGGCTGCCGCAGTGTTCGCAGCAGTAGCGGGCGCTGTCCGGGTCTTGCTCGCCTTCCAGGTTGTCGCGGCCGGTCCAGATAACCTGCGTCCACTTCAGATATTGCGCCTCGCCGCAGTCAGGGCACGGCACGTAATAGCGACGTTGATCGCCCATGAGGAACGACGTTTCGATGCGCGAAGCGCCCTTAATCGTCGGTGTGCTGGACTCGGTTCTAAGCTGCAAATCTCCGAACGTCGCGGCGCGCTGCGCCAGCAGTTCTAGCGGGTCGCCTTCTCCCGTGTCGGCCAGCATGCCGTCCACTTCGTCGGCCTGCGTGACTGGTGCGGAACGGCCGCGCAGGGTCCGTGGCGAACCGGCCCAGCCGAACATAAGCCAGCCGCCGATAAACGAAATGATGCGGCTGTTGTTGACGCCATCGCGCCCGCGCGACTTCGCCAGCTTGCGCGAAATGCTTTTGTTCGCGTCCAGCATCGGCCGCAGCTTCGTTTCCTGGAACGTCTGCACGTCACCCTGCGTCGGCTGAATGAAAATCTGGCTGCGCGGGTCGTGGTCGATGAAATAGCCCGTGATTACCTGCTGGCACGTCGTCTTCCCAAGCTGCGCGCCAGTCATGAAAGTGACGCGGACCACGCCGTCTTCCACGATAACGTCAATCATGCCGCGCTGGTATGGCGCGTTATCGAATCGAATCAAGCCCGGGATGGCGTTACCGGCCGGAATCATCAGGTTTGCTTCAGCCCACACGGACGGCAGCATGTCGGCGGGCGGCACAAGGTTGCGGGCAGCGCGCTTTAGCGCCTTGCGAATGGCGGGGATATTGCTGAAAAGGTGGCGCATGAAAGTGGCTTTCTTAGGCGTTAAAGCGCCTTGCTCCATCGGTGTTTTGTTTCGATTGGGTGTTTGTCTTCGCGCGGGCGCGATGGAACGCCCCATGAACCGCCGCCCGCCTCGCCATCAAATTTCCAGCCAGAAGCCCGAAGACTTGCGCCGGATTCGCTGGCCAGCGTGTATGTCACGATTAGGGTGTAGCCCATTGCCTGGGCGGCCTTGGCTGCGGCTGAATACAGTTTCGAACAGGCGTTTTTCGTTCCGTCAGTGCAAAGGCGTGTAGCCTCCGCAGTTAGACCGTCGTCCAGCCGTCTTGCCACCGGTCGGCCTACGCACACCACGCCCACCAGCTGGTCGGCCTGCTTTAATCCAATGGCAAACTTGTAGCCCTGCGGCGGCTTGTGGTGCCTGTGTTTCTCTGCGATGAAATCAAACGCCTGCGTTCGCGTAAGCGGGATAAGTTTCATTCTTCGTTTTCCCCGTCTTCGTCTTCGTCTTCCAGCGCCACGTCGGCTTCGGCCGATGTTTCAAGCGCCAGCGTGATTTCTTCGCGCAAAATGCGTTTAAACGTTGTTTCGTTGGTCTCGCCCAGCAGCCGGAGTGCGGCGCGTGCGGGAATGTTCAGGGCGTTGGTGCGGATCGTTGCCAGCATGCGGCTGGTGGCCTTCTCGAATTCAGCCACAGGCGCCACTTCGTCGCGGGCCTTCGCAAGCTCTAGCTCGGCGCGCAGGGTGTCGGCCTGCGCTTTCCGTAGGTCCAGCTTGTCCATATCGTCGGGCGCGGTGCCAGCGGCCTGTTTGGCGCGTTCGTCTTCACGCCAGCGGGCCACGTCGGCGGTGTTGAACTGCCACTCGATCCCCTTCGCGCCACGCTGGTGGACGGGACAGCCTTTCTTCACCCAGGTGTCGATAGTCGTCAGAGCCACGTCGAAGACTTCGGCCAGCTTCGCCCGATTTACGAGCATTCCCCGCACGCCTGTTGCCATACGTAAACTATTCCGTGAAAATTCTTTTATCGTTAACGTTCAAACACTTGACAAACGGCGGCTAGTCGTAGTCAGCGCTTTAAAAAACCCTCTCAGATTTTTATTCACGCGGTGCTTTGGACCCCGCCCCTGCCACCGTCCAGGAAGGACCCACTTATCCACAGGTTATCCACAGATGCACCACCATGGTGCGCTTCTCTGTGGATAACTCTATCAGCCTGTGGATAACTGCCATGGTCACTACCACGCATCACGGCACCACGTCAACACCTTTCTGTTTGCGTATCGCATCCACCAGATCAGCCTTGCTCTGCCGACAATCCGCCAATGCCATCGCCACGTCCACGTGATTGGATAGAAGGTCAACCAGGCGACCACTAGCAGCAGGCGCAACGCTCGCGCAATCATTTAGCAATGCTTCCCGCACTGTCGGATGCGCTGCCACCACTGCCACCATTGGCGGCTGCATTGGCATCGTTCCAGATGCGCAACCCGTCAGCATCAAGCCCACACACGCCCACACTGCCACCAGCACCAGCAGCACTGCCCGCCGTTCCCACGTTGCCCGGTTTGTTTGCATAGTCGCTTGCTCGCTTCGTCAATTGATCGCGCACAGCAGCCTGCTGCGCCTTGTGTTCGTCGGCAGCCTGCACGCTATCGCCTGCCGCCTTGTAATTCGCCAGCGCATCACTAGCCGCTGCCTGCACTGCCACCGTGGTTGCATGGTCCACGGCTGCCGTCTGTCGGTCCCACTTCTGCTGCACTGTCGCCATGCCTGCCGTTTCGCCAGCCTTGTACTCATGCCAGCCGAAAGCGACTATCAGAAGCGCCACGATTGCCGCCGCTGCCAGCTTTGCGGAAATGCTCAGTCCGATCATTTGCCAGCCCCACTTATGATGAATTGCGCGAAAGCGCCAATCCCCAAAATCACCAGCGTAAAAGCAACGCCAGCCAGAAACGAACCGCCGTCGATCATATTTGCATCCATATCTGCCCCGTAAGTCGATAAACAAAGGCGCCAAACCACAGCGCCACCGGAAACGCAATTGAGAAAGCGACTATCACAGCGGGTTCGTTTGGTCGTACAGGGCAAACACGCGATTTTCAACCGCGTCCATTGCCTTATGCGCCATGCTTTCCGCCATGCCGTCCAGCCGCTTGCGCTCGATTCGGTTGTATTCACGCCGCGCATTCTTAATGCACGTTTGAATCGTGCCGCGCATTTGCATAGCCGCGATTCGATCCTTAAAGCTCGCTCGCGGCAGCACTCCAGAAATTTCGTTCATGCCTGATAAACCCTCACCACATGAACCGGCTTCACCGGCTCTTTTGCGAAATAGCCGGTAAGCATCCCGGCCACGAAGACGGCGCCACACAGCAGCGCCATAACCACGTCAGCTTTCCAGCGATTCATGCACCCACCGTCAAAAACAAATCGTGTTCAGCTTGCCGCCGCTTCACCAGCCCAGGCAGGACTTCCAGCACGCCATTCACGCGGCCTTTGTTCCACACCAGGATTTGCTCTGCCGCGCCCGTGTAGTCGCTCGCATTCAGCTTGCGCAACAACGTGGACGCAGCGAAATTGCCCGCGCCGATGTTGAATACCAGCGAGCCAAGCGCATCAAACTGGTTTTGCGTCAACTTCACACGCACCAGCTTGTTAATCGGCTGCTCTGCCTTTCGCGCCTTGTCGTCCGCATAGTTAGCGCACGCCGTCGCCAGCGTAATGGGCTGCCCCAGCACCACGTCAGGCCCGGTATGACCCCAGCCATTTGTCGGAATGCCAGCCGGGCACAGATACCCGTACAGCACCAGCTTTTCTTCGCCCTTAATCAGGGCATCGCCTTTTGTGCTGATTTGCATTTACGCTGCCGCCTTTTTGAATAGCTGTTTTTTGACGTATCGCAGCCAGTAATGCCGAACGCTCAACATTGCGAAAGCGACTATCAAAGTCTGATATGTCCGCAATTCAGCCACGTGCAACACAATGGCCAGCGCAGAAACGGCGATCCAGAAGTAAATCGCCTTGCCCACAATGCCGTCGTTGACGCTGCGCGAAAAACCACACCAGCACGCCCACAGCATCAGCACGATTGCAGCCGCCACGGTTATGGTTTCGTTCATTGCGAACCCCCGCCGAAACGGGCTTTCACCAGCGCCCACAAGTCGGCTTCCTTAATCGAGCGGATAACGGCGGAAATCATGCTGCCGCCGAATGCGCCCAGCAGAAAGCCCACACCACCTGCTGATTCGGGATTGATATGGAAGTAACGGATCGTCATTCCAGTAAGGAAGTAGCCGCATGCCACACCAGTGAGAACGAAGACCACGAAGCCTTTACGCGTCTTCAGTTCGTCATGGAATGGCATGGCTACCAATGCGCCGAATAAGGCGGCTATCGCCCATTCAGCACCAGGGAACCGCCTGATTAGATCAAACACGGGCAGGACTCCCGTGGAAAGGAAATAGCATGTGGAAAACCCCGCTGTGTACAGTGGCCACATTTTCGGGTTGCTCAGGCTTGCTTTCCACGGCGGTGTTTTTCTTCGGTCGGCCGCCTTTGTTTTCGGAACACGTCGCCGGATACAGGTTTTCACCGCCGAACGCATTAACCATCTTTGCCGCGTCTTCAAATCCCAATATGGCCACCAGCTTGTGGTCCATCGTGATTCGCTGCGGCACATAGAGCATTGGCCGCTTGCACGCTTTGCCTGGTCGGTTGTCACTCCGTCGCGGCAGATTTGCCACAAGGTGTAACGCCTGTTCGCGTCCGATCACGTCCGCGATTTCCTGCACGCTTGCCGGTAGTGGTTTAGTGTCCATAGCCCCGTTCGGTAAAAATTGCCACTGCGGGGTTATGTTAACAGAATGCGGACAGCAATCGGTATTTATTACCGGAAAAACGACAGTGCTCGTAGTGCAGCGGTTTCTATACGTTTTGATTTGCTATGGTATAGAGACAATGCTTATATCTACTTATTACCTCCATACCCTTTTAACAGAGTTATTTAAGAAAGTAGCTTACCTTAAGAGCACTATTGCGCTGTAAGCCTTGCTGGTAAAGGCTTCGTGACAGTGCACTTAGCCGTGTACAAGGCAGTGTTCCAGTGTAGCTTCAGCCGCGTTTCTCAAAGACAATGACGCCATTTGAACGTTTTGACAGTGCGCCAAGGTCACGAAGTGCGGCACCAGTCGCGCGCGCCTCATTCCCAATCGGGGCGCGTCCCATGACACGGCGGAAAACGTTGGATGCGGTGTCACGGAATCGCGGCACGCTCTCGCCCCACGCTTGCACGCGCTCGTAGATTTCCTGGCCGTTTTCCAGCCCCAGCAGGCCGTCTTCCGCGATGGATTTGCGGCGCCACTTGGTGCGGCCGTTGGACTTGTACGGCGCCCATTCGCAGGCCCGCAGCGCGTCCGACACGGTGCGCAGTTCGGCTGTAGTGCCCGCCCGGCCGTATAGCTCGCGATAGACCGTTGCCGCGCTCACCACGTCTTCTGCGAGATTGGCAACCAGGTTAGCCACGGCGTCGTGGTCGGCGGGCTGGAACTCGTCAGGCGTGCGCCGTGTACGCTTTCCGCTGGCCGCTTCGAGTGTCGCCAGGGCTATCAGAATGCCGTCCACCGTGACTTCGCCCACGACTTCGTTATGGGCAATCCGGTTCGCTTCATGGATCAATTCGACAATGGTTTTCATGGTTTCAGGGTGTAGTGGATGGTATGCAATGAAACAGTGAACCAAAACAGGTAACTAGTGGGCAATGCGGTGCTGTGTAGTGTCTACTAGTGCATCAAAATAAGCAAGTGATAATAGTGTGTGAATGTAGGTGCAGAAGTTTTGCGCCATCGCGTACCATACGCCCTCACTGCCTGCGGACACAAAAAAGCCACCGCGAAGGGTGGCTTGTGTGTGTAGTGTAGAAAGAAAGTGGCTATCTATCCCAGCCCCAGCGCCTTGCGAATCTCAAACTGCGCGCTGGCCCGGCCGTCCCGCTCACCAGCCAGGTAAGCGTCACGCTCGATCCCCAGCGCCACGTTAATGTCGGCAGCCGTCCACGTCGCGGGCACCATAAAAACTGCTGGCTCTCCTTCCAGTGGCCCGATGCCGTCCGGGTTGACGTGATAGACGTAAATCATGGGTTCCCGCATGTAGGGCTGCCGCTCGCGGCTGAATGCAACAAATCCGCCTCGAATGCCTTCCACTCTCTGCCCGTGCTGCGCCACCTGTTCGGGCGTTTCCTGCGCCTGTTGGAAAGGCTGCCGCTCATTGATCCCGCACGCCAGCGCCGCCTCATTGAACGTGTACACCTTCGCGCCGAAATGTTCGCCGTGGTGCATCGCCAGCGCTTGGTCGTCCGTCAGCACCAGCGCGTTATTGCTGAACGGCGCACCCATCCAGAAGTCGCTAGGCAAGTCGCCCGCCTCGACTACTTCAGTCTTCCCAAAGTGCTGCGCCATTTGCTTTGCGTGCGTCGTCTTCCCGCATCCCTGCGGACCATAAATAATCACTGCCCTGCCCATGTCGTTCCCCTTCGAAATCGACGGCCACCCCGTGGCCGCCTGGTTGATTAAACCGCGCTCACCGCCGCGCCCGCAAACTTCATTTCCAGCCGTTCAATATCCGCGCGCCCTTCCAGATCGCGCCGCGTTATCCCTTCGCGCGCCAGCTTCGCCATTACCAAATCCACGGTTTGCTGCGCATGCTTCGCCACGTGGTCAAACTCCGTCCCGGCGTATTGCTTCACCCGGCTTTCCGCCTGCGTGAGAATGTCCAATAGATCGCAGTGTGTGAGTGGCTTCATTTGTCTGCCCCGCTCGCAGGTTGCGCAGCGAGAATGGCGCGGGCAAAAGCCATATTCCATTCATGGCCGGGTGCTGCTATGCCAACTTCCGCAGTAGCGGCGCAAACTGCTTTTCGCACACACTCGTCCGTCAGCGCCACCTGTGTCTGTGCTGGTTGCGTTGCCGTGGATTGCGTGGATGCGGCGCGGGCCTCTACGAGAGGCGTGATCGACGCGCGATAGATAGCTGCCGCTGCTGCTTCGGCGTTCCCCCGCTTGATCCAGACGGTTGCATACTCTTCGTTGTGACAGTCCAGTCCACGCACGAGATATGCGGCGGGCTCGTCCTGCTCGGCAGATTGCGCGGGCTGTTGCGGGGCGGCGAAGAGTGGAATGCAGAATGCTGCCTTAGAGCTATTTGCCATTGCGTCATTTTTTGTTTCGTCGGTAGCGATGCGCCCATCTGTGGTCATCCACGCCACCGGCTCCGATGCCACCTTTTCGGCGATGAGAGCGGCGCGGGCAACGTCCAGAAAATCGCGCTTCGACTTCTCGCGCGCGATGTAGTAAAGCTCGCTCAACAACGCTTCCCGCTCCCCCATCGCCCCATTGGCGCCTGCCCGCTCCCAACTCGCCACATTGCCCGGACCATCCCACATGCGCTTAATTGCTGCCGCCACGTCCGCTTCGCTCGGCGCGCTTTCCGCCTGCGCTTCTGGAATACTGGCCAGCAGCCGCACCGTTTCCGCATAGCCAATCTTTCGAGCGATCACGCCCAGCACGGCCGCGTGATACTTCATGCGCCGTTCTGGCGTGTCGTGCGGCGCCGTCACCGCCACACCGGCTTCTGGCGTGTTCCGCTCGATAGCCGTCAGCGCAGCCCGAAACACTTTCGGCGCATGCCAAAACGGATCGTGAATTATCGTGTCCGGTCCAGGATAGTTCGACGCGAACCACTGCGCGAATTCCTGCCGCGCTGCCTTGTATTTATCCTCGCTCACACAACCCCCTATGCCGCCTTCTGCGGCTGCCTGGAAATTTTCACTATCCCATGAATGACAAAATCAACCGGCGCACCCGTCACGTTAGCGATACTCTGCGCCACCGCGTCAGCCAGGGCATAGATTAGCGGCGTTGTCGGCTGTGCGGCTGCGTCGTAAGCCTTCGCCCGTTCCGTCACCTGCGCCCGTTTTTTGAAAGTCATTTTCAGGATTCCGAAAGACGGCGGCACCACACCACCGTTTCACTGCAAAAGCCCGCACGCGGCGGGCTTGGTGTTCAGGCGTGGCGGAAAATTGAAACGTCCTGCACACCTGGATAATTGACATCAATTTGTATTTGGTCGTCAACTTTCATTGCTGCTATCTCGCGTCCACACTCTGACGCTCGATCCCCTGCGATGCTTAGGGCGTTTGCTATGTCGTTTTCTTCCGTGCCGTCGTCAAAAGTTATGTTCAGTGAGATTTCCATTTATTCCATCCCTCATTGATGCCCGCCGAAGCGGGCGCGGTTGTTAGATGGCTGCAATGTTGGAAATACGCTTGTATCCCATGCGTTGCAATTTCGTGAATGCTTCCTGCGGAGTCGTCGCCTTCACTGTTACCGCCTGCGTTCCCGTCTTTCCAGCGCCCACGTTTGCCACATATTCGCGGTAGTTTTTCATTTCGTGCCCCGGTTTCGTTGTCGATGGAAGAATCATAAATGTTTCCAAAAGCAAACACAAGCCCCGTTTTGCGTTTAAACGAAAAAGGCAACAAAAAAGCCACCCGAAGGTGGCTAGAAAGTGACTATCGCGCGGGTCTAGTGTGCGTGTTCGCGCTGTGGTTTGGCCCGCTCTAATGACTTCACCGCCCGGAACATTGACAGCGACATACAGAAGTATCCTAGCGCGCCGATGAACAGCATGAAGACGCAGAACAGGAACAGCAGGAACAGCAGCACTAGAAACATGGTCGGCCCCGTAGTTATTGGTGGCCCATTGTATCCCGCATTTCCTCACCTTTCATCGCCCACCCCTCAATAGATTAAAAACTCGTCCCGATCCTGCCCGTTCAGCCAGGCAGGTGCCTTGCCGTTCCCCGTCCACGTCGCGCCCGTCTTTGGGTCTCGATACTTCGGCGGGTTCGGCGGTCGCTTTGCCTTCTGCTTGAACGTCGGCGCACCTTTGCGGCCGGGCTTCAATTGCTGGGTTCGCACCAGCCCCACTTCGTGCGCCGTCATATCGTGTTCAGCGATCAGCGCCGCCACCGTCCGCACCGCTTCGGCCCTGGTTGCCGCCTGCATGTCTTCAATGCGCCGCGTTAGCTCGTCACGCGCCGCGATCAGTTCCGCCAGGGTTTGCTGACTCATTCATCCTCCATTTGAATTTGCTCGATAGTTAGATTCACGCAGCGTTCGATTGCTTCGCCGCGCCTGAACGGACGCGGGCTAACTCCCGCTATCCTCCATGCGGTTTCATCGCCAAATCGAATAACGATGAACTTCCCAACGCGGAAAGAAATTCGGCGGCTCCACTTTCCGCCAACCTTGAAGCGGTCAACCTTATCTGTTGTCACAGTCACGCCGTTTATGCTGGCGAACTCGATTGCGTCCTGTTCGTTCATTGCCCGCACCCCGCCTTCGTTGTCAATGAAAGCGATTTTCCATGTTTCCCTAAGTAAACGCAAGACCTTTTGACGCACAAATAAAAAAGCCACCCGAAGGTGGCTTAATCGCTTACGTGTCGTTGTCATCAGTGCGCCGTCGTTTCCTCGCGCGCTGCCTCGATCACACGGCGCATGCGCCCCACCAGCGTGGGGAAGTCTCGTTTCCCGCTGTTGCACACAAGCGACAGCATGCGCTGCATTCCGCGCAGTTCGGCTTCTTCCAGGCTGTTAGCCTTGCCGAAACCTTCCAGTAATTCCCGCGCTTCCTGTTCGTTGAGCAATGATCCCATGGCCTTCCCCTTTCACAATTTTGTAATCCCCGCCGTTGACAAAGCCCGAATCATCGGGCATGTGGGCGCAGTTTAGCAAATTTTAGAAAGGGCGGCTGTTGTCGTCTTCGAAATTTTGTTCCTGTTTGTAACTGCTTCGCTTCAAAGGTGGTACAGCGAACAAAACTTTACCGTTCGAACGCGAGGGCTCTTTGCCAGTCGCCTTGCGCAGGATCGCGCCAGCGTCTTTAATCTGCTTATTGGTCGGCTTGTCGTAACCCATGGCCATGCAAACGTCAGTAGCGGACATTTTGACGACCGACAGGCTTTCCCAATCGAAGCGGTCCATAATCAAGTCGGAAAGCGGATTGCGTTCGGTGTAGATCATGTTCGACTCCGACAGCCGTTCCATTTCATCTTTGGTCAACGGGTGCCGCTCACCAGCCAGGTAAAGCGTCTTCGCTTCGGCCCATGCCTGCTGCATGTCGATCCCGTGCATGCCGTTCAAGCCCGCGCCGCACTCAATCGTCCAGTAGCGCCGGTTCCCCGTTTCGTCGCGCAGATACGCCCGATCATTCACGGACGCGGCAGCCGCCGTGCGTCGGGGAAATTTGCTGGTGGCCTTCGCATACGGTAGGCGCAGTTCGTCAACCTTTTTGGTGAGGAAGCCACGCAATGCGGTAATGTCTGACTTACTGAAAGTCGCTTCCAGTTCGCCCAACTCCACCAGCCAGTAAGATGCAAACTGCTTCACGCTGTCTTTGTCGGCCGGGTTCAAAATCACGGATTCGGCGGCCAGATCGCGGTTATTGTCGGCCAGCCCCATAATCCACGTCGTCTTACCTGCGCCTTGCGCGCCCTGCAACACCAGCACGCCTTGCATGGCAAATCCGTGGTCTTCGAACGCGCACGCCACGGCGCCAATCATCCAGCGGCGCACCAGCACGCGGGCCAGTTCCGGGTCGGCTGCGTCCAGCGTATCGGCCAGCGCTTCAATGCGCGGCACGCCGTCCCACGGCTTCGAATCAATCCAGTCAGCGGCCGGGTTCACTTTGTTGCCATCGGCCAGCGTGGTGATATAGCCCGGCACGTTGGCGCGGGGCATGCGGTTGCGGGCACAAAGACTGCCGATAGTGGCCAAACATGCCTCCATGTGGTTATCCTGACTAAATCGTGTGTTAGGTATGCTGATTTCCACGTCTTTGGAAATCACGTTGTAGCGCGACTCGATCCCATACTGGCGCATCAGGTACGCCAGATTTTCCAGCGTGTCCAGCGGCCCTTTATCGCCACGGTCCGGGAAGTCGAATTCATTTACCGGGTATTCCAGCGGCGTATATTTCGGCGCTTGTGCAGCGGGCGCAGCGGGCGCAGGTGCAGCCGCCACGGGTTCGACGGGTGCAGCCGGTTTAATCGTTTCTGCCGTCATTACCTCGCGTGGATCGCGCGAACGCTCGGCAAGCATTTTCAGCACGTCTTCGCCGGTCCAGCCTTCGGCCAGCGCGTCGGCCAAATCCCACCCGTGCGGCTTCTCGCCTGGCTGATACCCCACCATGCGAATATTCGCGTCAGCCGTTAGCCCCTTCAGTTTCGCAGCAATCGCCATCATGGCGAGCGCACCGCCCTGCTTGTGCAGCGGCAGCAGCGGCTTGCTTTCCTTATCGGCGCCCGCGTCTTTTTCTTCGTTCGTCAGCTTTTCACGGAACGCGTCGAAGTCAGGCCACAAATACACCTTGCGCTGAACCAGGCGGCGCACGTCGGCTTTGTCGGCGGCGCCCATGCCGCCCATCCAGGACACTACCACGCACGCTTCGCCTAATAGTTCCTGCGCGGCGTCGGCGGTCTTCTCGCCTTCCACCACCAGCACGTCGTGGTCTGGATACTTCGCCAGCTTGTCCAGCCCGTACAGCGGCCGTTTAGCGCTTCCCGTCAGTCCGCGCATTTGCCAGCCCGTCCCGCCCTTCGTCGGGTGCGTTCCCCACGACCACGGCATAACCTGTTTGGTGCCGTCGCCGTCCGTGTAGCGCGCCACGTACATAAGCAGGCGGCCTTCACTGTCGCGGTACGCCCACACGTGGGAAGGCTTGCCAAACTCCGGGTGTTTGAAGCCCTTCGCCCAGCTTTGATTCGGCTCCTGCGGAACGTCTTCAGGAACGGGCATTACCGGCGTATAGGTCGGCTGTTGCAGCGGCGTGATTTTCGCGGCTTGCTCGCGCGTTTGCGCGTTGTCCACGATGCCGTGCGTTCGCATCAGTTCACGCGCCGCTTCTACCTGGTTTTTGTTGTGAAACACCCAGGCGTACAGGCCCACCAGGTCGCCGCCACGGTCTGATTTTTCATCACTTGAGAATAGCGCCCACTTGCCCGTCGTCAGGTTCACGGCCAGCGAACCATTGCGCGCCATCCAGTTGTCGCCCACCTTTTTGCCATCAGGCAGCCATTCAGGCACGACCCGGAGCGGGTCCAGCGCAGCATTTACAACGCGAAAATCTATTGACATTACGCGGCCACCCCTGCGGCGCTGTCCACCTGCGTTTCCAGGAAAGCCAGCGTGTGCAGCGGGATAATTTTCGCCTCGCAGCGCCAGATTCGCACCGTCTGTTCAGATCGGCCCACCAGCCTGCCAACATCGCGCAAGCTCAGTTTGTTTTTCTCCATGATTTCGAACAGGCGAGCGGTGCGCGGGTCTAGCTCGCGCGGGCGCGTCGCCAGCTTGGCGCGCAGCTTGTCCAGCAGTTCGTCGGAAATCATGGCTTTACCGGCTGCCCACTGGCGCACGGTCTTTTCAGATCGCCCCAGCAACGCGGCCACGTCGGCGCTGTCCAGGTGGTGCCGTCGCATCAGGTAGGCCAGCCGTTCGGCCTGGGTTTTCGCTGTTTTTGTAGTGGTCATTTCTCGCGCCGCGCAAATAGTAAAAACGTCCAGCGCATTATAGCCCTGGACGTTTCCATAGGTAAATAACTTTGTTCCTTTTTTACCGCATCCGTCCGAACGCGGCAGGCGGCAGGCGGGGCACCCAGGAAGGCGCAGACACGGGCGGGACTTCTGCGGTCGGCGGCACGTCGGCCACCAGCGATTCGCGGCTGAAGAATGCGGCCGGGCGCGCGTCGGCTGCCGTCGCCTTGTGCGTCGCTTTCTTAGGCGGCGGGACAGTCAGCGCGGGCGCTGGTGCTGGTGCGGCCTTCGGCTTTTCGACGGGTGCGGGCGCTGCCGTGGCGGCCTTCAGCGCGGCTTCCAGTTCGGCCACCTGTTTGCGCAGCGCTCGCACCGTGGTGCTGTCGTCAAACTCTGACAGCACGGCCAGTTTGTTTGCTTCGGCCGTCGTGCGTGGCATCGGCCTATCGCTTAACACTTCGTCAGTCACGAAGCGATCCCCGCATGCGATGTTCATGCACTGGCGGCGGCGCATGGTGCCGCGTGTGTCTTTAACCTGCGTCGCGTGTTTGCATTTCGGGCACAACATATTCAATCCTCTTTAATCGAAATCTTACTGGTCAAGTGAAACCCACCGCAAAAATCACACTGGTAAGCCCGGCGCGGAACCCCGCGCTTACCGTATTCCGCCTGAATGCCTAGCATGTCCATTTGCGCGGCACCAATCGTTCCATACCTGCGCTTGTAACAGACTATCGCGCCGTCAGGCATGCGCCAGCCGATAATGGTTCGGCCAGAAATCACGATCACTGCGCGGGCTTCGCGGATAAGTCGGCGCATTGCTTTTGCTTCGTACCCCTTACGGGCTTTTGCTTCCCGTCCAATGCGGTCACGTGCCCGCGAAAACTGTGCAGCGTTCATGATTCGGCCCCGTCAAAAATCGGATACTTGCCATCGTTGCGCGGGAAAATCGCTTTCAAGCCTTCATACGGGTTTCGTCGCCAGCTTGCCGCACGGTCGAATGCTCGCGGCGGCTGATACACCACCCATGTGCCTGGCTGAAGCCCGTAAAGCCTCGCCAGTTCATCGGCCGTAATGTAGTGGCGCTGTCCGTCGTTCTGCGAAGTGACGAAGCCCGGATGAATCACGAAAGCGATTTTCTTCAATTTGCCACCAGTTGCATGTAATGGTTGAGCGTTCCGGCCGCCCTTGCCTTGCGCAGCTTGATAACAGCCTTGTGGCGCCTGATATAGCGCACCGCGCGCTGGTTATCCGTGTACGGCTTCGGCTTCGGCTTATCCTTCCCTTCACCGGCCCGGTACATTGCCGCAGGCGGCCCGCTATTTGATCGCTGCCAGTCGGCCACATAAACCAGCCCCGCCTCATGCGCCGCGTTCAAGTGGCGTTTGGCCGTGTTTTTTGTCACGCCAACGGCCGCCGCCAGATCAATTGCCGTCAGCCCCTTAACTTCCGCAGCGTCCAGCACTTCGGCATCCAGGGCGGCCATTACCATTTCTCGAATCGTCATTACCACTTGCGCGAAAGCGCCTCAATCAGTCTTGCTCGATACCATGGCGCCGGTTCCAGTCCAAACCAGCGCCGCTTGATTCCGTATAAGCGCCCCAGCCGCGAAAACGCCATACGGTCCCTTATAAACTCCCGCATTCAATCCCCCGCGTCCCACAGTTCCATTACCCGCCTTCTAACGGCGGTTTCGTGTTCCAGCCCGTGCAAGTGCCCCACGCGCCAGATTTCGTGCTTGCGCTGCCACAACTTCGGCAGCCCCATAACGCGCAGCGCGTCCCGCTCCACGTCGCCGCTTTCCATGACGATTACAGGCGGTTCGTAGTCCGTGGCTCGATACGGTGCGCGCTTTGTTTTCATTTGCCGATGGTCCGCAGTGCGTCGGCAGCGCTTCGCCATACGTCGGCGCGGCCACCAGCTTGTTTAATTGCATCCAGGAACGGACCCTGCGCCTTGCGCTTGCGGCCCGTCGCCGTCTTCACTTCGCCCGCCAGGAACTGCGCAAACTTCTGCCCCACCATTTCCGGCGTGATTTCAACCGTCACCAGCCCGAACAGGTCCGAAAAGCCGGGCGGCAGCCCCGTGCTGAACGGGCGCGGATCGCGGATCAAAATGGACCCGTCAGGCAGTCGCTTGATGTCGTTCCCCGTCCACGCCGTACCGACGTTCGCCCGGAACAGCATGCAGTGCCCCGCCAGCGCGTTACGGATTTCGTTCTGGATTCCGGTTTCTTTCATTGCTTTTTCGCCGCCTTCAGTCCAAGCCGGATAAGCCCGCAAATAGCCTGCGACTCACTTACTTGTATGCCCGTCATTACTTCTATTTGGTCGCGGTATGCTGCGACTTCCCGCGCCAGTTCAACGTCGGCAACAACCGTCATGCGCCGTTTTGCTGCGTCGCCTTCCGGCTGCTCGAATGCTGCCGCCTGCGGCATTCCGCGCTGATTTGCCACCCACGCGTTAATGTCAACCTCACGCCAGCCTTGGTACTGTTTGCCGATTCTGACCACTTCTGGAAATTCGCCGCGAATCATCATTGCCTGAATGTGTTCGCGGTCGATCCCGGTCATGCGCTCGACACGCCCGATTCTCAAGAGTCGCCCGTGCGCATCCGGCGTGTATTCAATTCGCTGCTGTTCGATCGTTGCCTTTGCTCGCTGCTGGTTGTTTTTTTCCAGCCAGTCATCGATTTCCGCAATGCTCCACCTAACGCAGCGCGGGCCAATTTTTATTTGCTTCGGGAACTCGCCTCGATTAATCAGTGTGTAGACATGGGCTTTGGATAATCCCACCATGGTGCACACTTCGCCCAATCGGATCATTCGCGTATTCGTCATGCTGCCGCCGCAAAAAATTGAGGGGTTCGAATTGCGCGCAAGTGCGGCGCGTTCGCTTCAAACACAGCCCGCGCAAAACCCATGGGCGTGGCGCTGCGGAAATTGGCCCGGTCTGCGCTGGGCGGCGCCGTGTGAATCCGGTTATCCGGCGCACCCAGCGACAAGTCGCGGCGCGGGGCTGGCATCACAAACCCGCCACCAGTCCACAGGCAGGTTTTCTTCGTGTAGTTGTCGGCCGGTTCGTAACCCGTGTAGTCGTAAGGGTTGAACGTGTGCGAAGGCTTGCCGAAAATGCGGCTGAAGACAGACACGGGATTTTCGAAAAACCACGGCGCACCGGATAGCATTCCGACCATGCGGCATTGCTCTGCCACCAACGCGGCCTTTGCCTGAAAGTGCTTATCGGCTTTTCGCTTGTGTTCGAACCAGCGCGCACCCGATACAGCCACGTCCGTGCACGGCGGGAAGCCTGCGACGAAAACCACGGGCGCTTCTGGAAACTTTCGAAAGAACGATCCCAGCACGCCAGCGCATTCCGCAATGGTGGCGCTTATTGTCGTAATGGCCCCGGCGTCGGGCTGCTGGCGTGTGCGGATTCCGCTGGGGTGCTGCGGGTCCACCAGTACGGCGTGATAACCCGCATCCACCCAGGGCTGCACCATGTGGCCCGTCAGGTCACACAAAGAAATGATGTAGCCCCGGACCATTACGCCGCGTCCTGTTCGTCGTCGCCTTCGGGCAGTTCTGCCTGGCTGGCCTTCGCTGCCTTTTCCGCCGCCTTCGCTGCCTGCTGCTTGCGGGTTTCTTCCACCAGCCCGGCCGCCTTCATCAGTTCGGCCAGCGCGCCCGCCGTCACGGTTACTTCCACGTCTGCGTGTGCGCTGCCGTCTTTCTCTGCGCGGGCCACCACCTTGCGCTGCTCGGCATTCAGACCGTGTTTCCTGAACCAGCCCAGCGCGTCTACCACTTCGTCCACCACCTTGCGCGGCAGCCCGGCCGGTTTCAGGTCGCCTTTCTTCACGCGCCCGCCACCGGCTGCCGCCACCTTTTCGCCCAGCACGGCGCCCGCGTTTTCGCCTTCCTTTCGCACCAGGTCAATGGCAGCCGTGGCCGATACCTTCCCAGCCTTAACCATTTCCTGCACGTCGTGGTTAGCGTTCGCCAGGATCAAAAGCTGTTCGACGTGCGGGCGGCTGCGGCCCACTCGCGCTGCAATGTCGCTGGACGACAGCCCGAATGCGGCCATGCGCTTGTAACCGTTCGCGCGCTCCAAATCAGTCAGCTTGCGCGACTCATTGGAAGTCATGATGCGCGTAAGGCGGTCTACGTCGTTGCCTTCAAACGCGATGGTGTGAATCCACACGTCGCCGTTTTTATCGGCCAGCGGTGCGCCCATTTCCATGGCGCGCAGCACGGCAAGGCGTCGGCGGTGTCCGTCCACCACCCACACGCCACCCTCTGCGCGAATGCGGATTTCAATGGGCGGGAACGTGCCGCCCGCCACGATGTATTCTGCGAATCGGTTAATCCCTTCCGCGAACGTTTCGCCGTTTTCGTCCACGGCGTCAGGGTCGCGCAGGTTAAAGCCCGGCTGTTCGTGAATGTCCTCAATGCGAACTTTGATGGCGTTCGCGCGGGATGCCGTGCCTTCTGCGATCAGGTCACGATACGATTTCTGTTTCTCTGCCATTTGTCAGTTCTCCTAGTAATCGGCCGTCAGGCGGCCTTCAAAAAATCCGGTACAAAGTAATCAGAATCGCCATACTCCCGGCGCGTTCCATCGGCCCTATACCAGCATTGCTTCGAACCCTTGCGGTGCATTGCACCAGTCATCATTCCAGCCCACGCATACCCGCTACACATGCAAGCCATGGCCCGCGTGTTGCGCTTGTTCATCCAGGCATCCACGCGGAAATCGCGACGGCCGCACACTCTGCACTGCGGCACTACGTGATATTTGTCCGGGTGCTGCTTCAGTACGCGGCGCGTTTCACAATGCCTGCACCGGGTATGAACGCGGGCCATCTGTCAGGCCGCGATGTTACGAATGCCGTCCAGGATCGGGCCAATCATCAGCACCAGGCCCAGCACCACGCCACCTGCGACGTTGAAAGCGAATTTCTTCATGATCCACAAACTCCCTTATTTACGTTTTCACGCGGCGGAAACATTGCCGCACCCCGAAGACTGTCCCATAGCAAATAGATAAACAGGACAGCAAAAAGCCCGCTAATCACTAGAACCCACCACATACAAACCCCGTAACATCACGACTTGCAGCAATTATGGATGTTTCCAAAAGAAAACACAACCAGTTTTTACACGTCCACCGCAGTCTGTTGTTTTTCAGAAAGCTGCTTTCTCCAAGGGCTATTCTGGAATTTCTTATGCGCCCAGCCGGTCGCGTTTTTGTAGCCGCGCCGCGCCCCTAGCGCGATCAGCGCGCCCAAATCCTTCGCTTCGGCTTCCTCTTGCCGCAGGATCGCGCGCCGTCGTTTCTTCTCTGCTTCGGTGATTTCCACCAGTTCGCCGTCGTCGGATTCCGGCAGCTTCGCTTCTCCCAGCAGTATTTTTTGGCACGTGGGGCACTTCGGCGGCAGCGGTCGGCGGATTTGCTGAAAGCACTTATCGCAGGTGATTGGCGGCGGCGGCCCTTCCTGTTTTTTGCCGCCTTTCTTTTTGTCGCGGCCTTCCAGTTGCCATTCGCGTTCGTCGTCGGGGAAGCCGTGGCGCAGCGTGTTGCCCGCCTGGTCCAGGATCACGGCGACTTTTCCAGGGTAAGGGCGCAGCGCGCGGCCTACCATTTGCAGGAACAAAGAAAGGCTATGCGTCGGCCGCAGCATGACCACGCAATCAATCGTTACGTCACATTGCGCGATGCTGGCCAGGTCGAACCCTTCCCCGAACAGGTCCACATTGCACAGCACCAGGATTTCCCCGGCAGCATAGTCCTGGATGATTTGTCGGCGCAGCGCTTTGGGCGTGTTGCCATCCAGGTGCGCAGCGGGCACGCCTGCCGCGTTGAACTGTTCGGCCACGTGTTCGCTGTGCGCAATCGTGGTGGCGAAAACCACCGTTCGCATTCCGGCTGCCAGCCGCTTCCAATGCTCGATTGTGTCGCCCGTAAGTTTGGGCTTGTCCATGCGTTCTGCTGCGTCGGCCTTGGCGAAGTCGCCCATAGACTTACGCGCGCCCTTCATGTCGGGCACGTGCGGCGCATACACCCGATATTCCGACAGGTGCCCTTCCTCGATCAGCCAAGCCACGGACGGACCCATGACCATCTCATCAAAGAAATCGCCCAGCCCCGTGCCATCCAGCCGCCACGGCGTCGCGGACAGCCCTATGTGGTACGTGTCGGGCCACGCCTTCATGACAAGCTGCCAGCCCGCTGCGCCCATGTGGTGGCACTCGTCCCATATAGCCACGTCGGGCGCCTTAACCTGTTCCAGCCGGGCCTTCAGCGTGTCAATGCTGCACACGTTCGCCAGGGTCTGAACGGTCATAGGTCGCCCGGCCGCAATGAACCCGTGTGGCAATCCGAATTTGTGGAATGTCTTGCTGGTGCCGTCCACCAGTTCGGCGCGATGGCAGATGAAATTCACTTTCCGGCCGCGCGCCACGGACTCGATAGCCATGTGCGTGGCCAGCGCCGTTTTGCCCGATCCCGTGGCCGATTGAATCAGCACGCGTTTAGTCCTGCGCAGGGCTTGCCGCGCCTGCGCAATGATTTCGGATTGGTATTCCCGGAGAACTACGGCCATTGTCGTATCCACGCCACGATTCGGTAATTATGACCGAATCCGGGTAATATCGGCAAACTTTACCGCATAGGTAAAAATGGCCTGTTGGTAGTAAACGACAGCCTAAATAATGTTTCCCTATGTGTTGACATTTGGAAACGTAAGATTAAAAATATCCTTATTGAACAGGCACATAACACGCTCTAGCGCTTGTGTATGTTCGATAGGAAGCACAGGATTTCATCGCATGAGGCCAGGCATTTACCCGGATATTTCGAACGCGGATTACCACGGCGGCCCAGGGGTTTCAAAGTCGCTTCTGGACCTGATCGAACGAAGCCCGGCGCATCTGAAAGCAGCACTGGACGCGCCGCGTGAAGACAGGGTGCCAACGGCGGCGCAGGCCATAGGAACCGCGTTCCATGCGCTGGTGTTGGAACCCAAGGTGTTTGCGACGGAATACACGCTGGGCATGCGGCGCAGCGATTACCCCGAAGCCATTGACGATAAGGAAGTGCTGGTGTCGATGGTGGAAAGCCTGAACGCAAAGCGGCTGCCAAAACTGGCAGCCACGGGCGCGAAGGCAGAACAGATTGAACGCATCATTGCAGCGCAAACGGACGTGGACACGATGGTGTGGACGCGTGAAGCCTGCGAAGCAATGAGCGGCGCGGAACTGAAGCAGCTTATTGGCGTGCTGAACGAGTCGCGTGAAGGGCTGCTGCCCGTTTCAGGATCGACGGAACAGCTTGCAACACTGCTGCGGTCGAACGGTAAGCCGGTGACGTTGTGGCGGGATTTGAAGGCGGAATGGGAGCGCAACAACGGCCACCGCTCGATCCTGCAAACGGAAGAATGGGACGTGCTGCACAAGATGCGCGAAGCCGTTATGGCGCATCCGAAGGCAGCAGCCTTGCTGCAAAAACCTGGGCGTCCTGAACAATCCGTGTACTGGATTGACAAGGTAACAGGCGTGCTGTGTCGCTGTCGGCCTGATTACCTGACTGACGACGATTACGTGGTGGACCTGAAGACGACGGAAGACGCAAGCCCGCATGAATTCGCGAAGTCTTGCGCTAACTATCGGTATCACGTCCAGGACCCGTTTTACAGGGATGGCCTGGCGGCAGTGAAGCGCAAGCCGCGTGCGTTTGTGTTTATCGCGGTGGAAAAAAGGGCGCCGCATGCGGTCGGCGTGTATGTGTTGCGAGCGGAAGACGTAGAGCTAGGCCGGATGCAGTATCGGGCAAATCTGAACCGATACGCGGAATGCCTGAAAAGCGGGAAGTTTCCGGCGTACAGCGAGAAAGTGGAAAGCCTGGCATTGCCAGCTTGGTATGTCAGCCAGGGCGTGCAGCGTCTTGGCGGCCTAAAAGGAACATAAGAAAGTGACTATCAAATTTGAAGTTGCGGAACGCGAAGGCGCCCGGCTGGTGATTGGCCTGGCTGGGGTGAGCGGCGGCGGCAAGACCCGCACGGCGCTGGAAATCGCCCACGGCATGGTGAAGGGCGACACGTCGAAAATCGGCTTTGTCTGCACGGAAAACCGGCGCGGCCGTCTGTTCGCCCGCGTCCTGCAGGACGCAGAAGGCAACGTGAAGAAATTCATGATTCACGACCTGTACGCGCCGTTCAGCCCGCAACGCTACATTGACGTGATTGAAGGCGCGGCAAAGGCTGGTTTCGAAGTGCTGATTATTGATAGCACGTCGCATGAATGGGAAGGCACTGGCGGCTGTGAAGAAATCGCGAACCCGCCCGGCTCAGTGTTGAAGGTTCCAAAGTGGAACGACGCAAAGGCAGAGCATAAGCGTTTCGTGAATGCGCTGCTGTCGTCGCCTATGCACGTTATCGCGTGCATGCGTGCCCGCGAAAAAACGAAAATGGTCCGGGTCAACGGAAAGACGGAATACGAACCGCAGGGCATCCAGCCGATTTGCGAAAAGAATTTCCCGTTCGAACTTACCGTGTCGATCATGATGTACGACGGCGGCAAACAGCGCGAAGTGCTGAAAAGCCACCCGGACCTGGAAGAAATCGTGGGGACGGTCGGCTGGCACGAAGGCTTCCTGGGCTATGAACACGGCCTGCGCATCCGTGAATGGGTGGATGGCGGCACCAAGGTGGACGAAGAAAAGCAACGCACGCTGGACGCGCTGCGCCTGGAAGCGGCAAAGGGCACCGCCGAACTGGTAAAGGCGTGGGCAGCCGTACCGGCCGCGATCAAAAAGCGCATCAGCACCAAGGGCTGCCCGGAAGACCTGAAGGAACAGGCCGCTGCGTTCGACAAGCAACGCACCGAAGCGCAAGCGGGTGGCACTGAACTGGCGGGCGTGAATGCTGCTTTGGAAGGGGCGGCGTAATGACAGCCACCAATACCCTTTCCGTATCCGTGGGCGACACGGTACACGTGCCCATGGCGGGCTGCGACGGCCGCGTGGTTCGGTTCGACGGCAGCATGGTGGTGGTGCAGCTTGCCAGCAAACAGCCCGGCGCACACGACCATTTCCATTTCGGCGCCTTGGAAGTGATTCCGCAGAAGCCGCATGCTGAATCCGGCGTGCTGCTGGACGCGCCCGGCTATCAGAGCCTTGCCCGCGTGCTGGCTCGCGCTTTCCAGCAGGCCGCCCACGGCAAGGGTGCGGAACGCCACGCGCAAGACGGCGAACCGTTCGACGCGCAAGTTATGCAGGACATGGCGCGGCGTTTCGGTGTCGGCGCGCTGCTGGGCCAGGCGTTCAAAAAATCCGAAGAATCGCAGCGCCTGCCGCACGGCGCTGGCGTGCGGGAACTGCTGGGCGCAATCAATTACCTGGCTGGCGCCGTCATCGCCATGGAACGCGCAGAGAACCATGCAAATGGCTGAATTGTTTTCGGACGTGCTGGACCAAGCCCAGCACAGAATCGAGATTGACCTGGCGCAATCCATCCAGGCTCAACGGGCACGCGCGGAAGCAGCGCCGCGTGTGGCCGCAGAAGGCTGCTGCAAAAATCCACGGTGTGCCGAACCGTTCGAAGGCGACGAATTAAGGCTGTTTTGTGGCCCTGTTTGCGCTAGAGAATTTGAAAGGTATCGCTGATAATCATTCACGCGGAATGTATTAAACGTTCCGCGTTGACATAGCAAGAAAGGAACCACAAATGGACCAAATGACGCAAAACACCAGCCCGGAAACGGCAGAACTTCTGGCACGCATCCAGGCGCACGGGGAAGAAACAAAACGGCTGGTGGAAGCCGTACAAAAGCGCACCGCGAAACAGTACACGGCCGCGCGTGGCGACGAAGAAAACCAGTCCGTGGCAATCGAAGCCATGGGCTGGGAAGAGGAAGGGAAGCGCCATTTGCAAATCGGCTTCATGATGCTTACTCGCGCCGTGGCGCAGCCGTCCACGTTCGCGTAACATGCGTCTTTCGTAATACAATTTAACTTTCGGAAAGTCACTTTCATGCCCGCATATTTGAATCAAGTGCAACTCATTGGCAACCTGGGCGCGGACCCTGAAGTGCGGTATTTGCCCAGCGGTGACGCTGTAGCCAATATCCGCATTGCAACCACGGAAACGTGGAAAGACAAAGACGGCGCCAAACAGGAACGCACCGAATGGCACCGCGTGGCATTCTTCGGCAAGCTGGCGGAAATCGTTAGCCAGTTTCTGAAGTCTGGAGCAAGTGTTTTCATCCAGGGCAAGATTCAAACGCGCAAGTGGCAAGCGCAAGACGGTACGGACCGTTACAGCACGGAAATTGTGGCCGATACCATGAAAATGCTAGGCAGCCCGCGCGAAGGCGGCGGATCGTCAGGCGATGGTGGCCAGCGCAGCGAACGCCCGGCGCGCGAACGGCAGGAACGCCCGGCCGCAGCAGGTAAGCCAGCGGGCGGCGGCTTCGATGAAATGGACGACGATATACCTTTTTAAGCATAAGTAAGGCTGTTTTCATAGCCTGAAGTAATAAGCCCGTGGATTGTTCGCCACGGGCTTTTTTACGCCCGCTTGCGTTTCCAAAAGTAAACGACTAGAATCCGTTTTGCGTTTAAACGAATAACGAAACGAAAGGGACTTTCAGCATGAACCGCGAAACCTGGCTTAACGAAATGGCAAACTTGATGGCCCCGCGCTTCGAAGAATTGGGCCACCCGCTGCCGCCGTTCTATGTGTCCGTGGGCTTCCCGTCCGCAGGCAAAGACGGCCGCGCAGCAGCGGAGTGCTGGCATTCCAGCGCCAGCGCGGATAAGCGCTTTCAAATCCATATCCGCCCGGACGAAGCCGATTCTATGGTTATCGCGTGCCACCTTGCGCATGAACTGACGCATGCGGCCGTGGGTTTTGAGTGCGGCCACCAAGGCGCATTTGCCCGCACGGCGCTGGCGCTTGGCATGAACCGCCCGCTTACGGCCACCACGCCTGGCCCGGCGTTCGTGGAGTGGGCGCAACCGTTCATTGACAAGCTGGGCAAAATCCCGCACGCCAGCCTGCGCTGGACCAATGCACGCGGGCAACAACGCGGGGAAGGCGACGACGGTTCTAGCCTGGGTGAAGAAAGCGATGGTGAATCGTCCACCGGCCCCAAAAAGCAATCCGCCCGGCTTCTCAAAGCCATGTGCGCCGAATGCGGCTACACGGTGCGAATCACGCGCAAGTGGCTGGAAGTCGGCCGCCCGCCCTGCCCGCTTCATGGAGCCATGGACGTGGAAGGCGAGGAAGACTAAAACGAAGCGCAGGCGGGCGGCCTGCGTTCATCTGGATAAACCCCGCTTCCCTGGCATGCAGGGGCGCGCGGGGCGGCAGCGGCGGTGGCGAACGGTCGGCGTTTCGTCCATCTGGATAATACGGCTCTCGCTAGTCTGCCGCGTCCGATTCCGTGCCATTCATGACTGCTTCCACGTCGGCGTCGCTGTTCGGTCTTTCGCAGTCAACCACGCAGCGATATGCGTCTTTACTCATGTTGTGAATTGCGCGCTTAACCAGCCATTCGCCGTCTGACTCGTCACCAAACCCGGTAACGTCCAGCAGGCATTCGGCCGTCAATCGCGGCTCGCCCGGAATATTCACGTTGAACCGGAACGCACCGCGCGCCCGCTTCGCCAGTTCCGCTTTTGCGGCAGCCAGGGCCATGGCGGGCGTGGGGAAATACTGCTTCAGGCGCTTAACCGGCTCGCCCGTGCCCGCCGTTACTTCGTGCCGCTTCGCGCTGCGCTTCGAGTGGTAATAGGCCACCACGGTGCCCGCCGACTCGCGCGTGGATTCTTCCCACTGGAATGCGCCGCAATCGCTGGCCGCCACCGGAATTTTTGGCAGCGCCGCACCGCTTACCGTCGTGGCGTCGCCCCGCTTGGTGAAAATCAGCTTTCCACCGGCTGGCTTTGCAATGGCGTCGTATTTCTTCGCGATGCGCAGCAGCAGGTTTATATCCGATTCTTCGGACTGGTTAATGTGCGGCAGCGCCACGCTGGCCAGCGATGGCGAAACCAGCGCGGTCATGCCATGCTCTTTCGCCATCTTCTGGACCATTGCGCCGATGGTCGTTCCCACCTTCCACGCACGCGACTTGTGGGACTGAAAGTCTATTTTGCCTTTCGGTGTTTCGTCCCACGGCGCAGCGTGCGCCACAATCGTAAGCTGGCGTGGCCAGCCCGTGCGGCGCACGCTGTCGCATACGAACATCCCTTTCGCCGTCATCACGCCGTCATAGCCAAGCGATAGTGCGATTTCCGCGCCCGTGGGCGGCTTTTTAATGCGCGCATCGTCCACGTGGTCGGCCAGCACAATTTCCAGCTTGTCCGCGTTGTCGCCGGTTTCGTCCGTCAGCGAAAGCGATACAAACCGATCCACGATGATGGTCGTTATGTCGTTGTCGTTCGCCTTCAGCGAGAACGACGGCGTAACGTTCACGTCCATAGCGAAACCTCGCCCGTGGTCGCCACGTCCGTTGCCACGTCGATTGCAGGCAGCGCCACGACGGTGCCCACCGGCAGCACCGGCCCCAGGTCAGCCAGGCCATAGTTAGCCGCCAGCACCGCGTTAAGAATCGACGGTGTGACGGTCCCGTATTGCGCCCAGGCGATATAGTCCAGCGTGTCGCCTTCGCGGGAAAGATATTGTGCTGTCATGAGAATTTGGCCAGCAGGGAATTGGCAGCGGTCTTTGTGCTATCCAGCAGGCTGGAAACGGACGCGGTGGCGTTGCTCGCGCTCGACAGGGCCGTGGACACGCTGGACGGCACGGAACCCGCCACAAGGCTGATATTCCCGATAACGCGGGTTGCCGACGAAGCGCCCGTGCCTAGTGCCTCGATTTTGTCCAGCAGCGTTTTTGACCCGCTCAACACGGCGCCGATATTGCCGATGGATTGCACCTGCGCGGCCACGTTGGCGGCCGTGGATCGCAGATCATTCACCACGGAAATGGAACGGTTAAGCGCGCCGATAGCGCTGTTTGCTTCGGCCAGCACTGGCGCAACGGCGGTTTGCACCTGCGCGGCTGCCGCCTTCAGGCTGCCCAGCGCTGTGGCGGCCGTGGTCTGCACGGTCTTTGCCATGCTCGCGAACCCGGACAGGGCGCTGGTGGTGCCGGTTGCCGTGGTGGCGGCCGTCGCTGCCCCGCTGGCCTTGTCCAGCACGCTGCTGCCGTCGTCGGCCGTCGTGCCGTCGTCAAAGATCGACAGGCGCAGCGTGAATTCCACTTTGCGCGGCGTGCCGTCCGTCTTGTGGTGCGTCTGCTTTTCGTCCAGCCGGTTGATAACCCATCGGCCTTGATAGAACCCCATGCTGTCCGTCAGATCGTAGGGCAGCCCGTCGTTAGCCATGGCGCGCAGTTCATCCAGGCTCTGAATGTCGCCCTTGTAATCCGGGTAAATCACGCCCGGCAGTTCCAGCGCGTCTTCGCCTCGCCCCGTGAATTGCTTTGCTGCGAGCTGGCCCATGCGTTCCTGCGCGGGCCACTTCCATTCTGTCGTTCGCGCCCATTCCTGAAAAACCAGGGTGTTTAGCGAGAAAATGTAATCGCCCAGCACCATCATTGTGGGCAGGTTTCCGCTGTCGTTCGCCATGCCTTACAGCCCCGAATCGTAAAGCCCGGAACCCAGCTTGTTAGCTGGCGCCCCCAGGCGGGTCATTAGCTCGTTTACCGCGTCTTTGCCGGACTGGCCAGGCTGCTGGTGGAAGGCGACGTGATACTGGCGTTGGTCGATAGTCTGCGCACCGCCGCCGTTTCGGCCGCTCGCAATCGGCGGAATGGTCGGCGCGGCGGCCGGGCCTGCGTCCTGGTCTTTCCCGGTCATGTGGCGCCATACTGCCGCGCCGAAATCAACCGGGTTCAGGTGAGCCGATGCGGCCCACCAGCGGCCGTTTTTAACGTCGTCCGCGCCCTTTTCCTTGTCCACGTCAGGCAGCCCGGCCGCCTTCGCCACGGTAAGCCCGGTTTCCACCAGCCCCGCCACCAGCCCCAGCTTTCCGAGAAATCCCCAGATTCCCTTCGCTGCGCCGCCCGTCGCGGGTCCCACACCTTCGGCGGCCGTCTTCAGATCGCGCAGCGATGCCACCGCGCCCGCCAGCTTGATACCCGCGATAATCGTCAGGGCGCCGCCCGCCGTGGCCAGAATGGGCGCTGCCAATGTCAGGCCCACAGCCAGCCCGCCCAGGCCCAGCACTACGCCTTCCATCAGCTTCGGGTTTGCGTCAGCGAACTTGTTAACGGATTCCAGCCCCGTGGCCAGCCGTTCCATGGCGTTGGCGAAAGCGGGTATCAGCACCTCGCCCACACGGGTCTGCGCATCATCCAGGCGCGCACGGGCGTTGTCCATCTTCCCTGCCGTGGACTGCTGATTGGCCTTGTCTGAACCTTCGGTGTCGTTCGCCTGCAAGACGTTGCGCCGATCCTTCCAAATGTTCGAACTGAACCGGATGCGGCTTAGCAGCATGTTTGCCGCGTTCGTGTTCGACGCGATGGCGTTTACAAACGCCATAACCTGCGCCGGGTCGTTCACGTCAACGCCCTTTTTCTTCGCCAGCGGCACCAGGTGTTTATCCACCCAGGTTTGCGGGTCTTTCAGGAACGTTTGAGCGTCCACCAGCGCGTCAGGCGAGATCGTCTTAACCTTGCCGGTCTTGTCGAACTTCACGCCCTTTTTGTTCAGCAGGCCCAATTGCATCATGTGGTCAAACGCGCCGTGCGTTTGGTGCCCGCCGATCCACGCATTTACCAGCGAACTGCTGGACGTGCCGTAACGGTCGGCGCCCATGCTTTGCTGCAAAAACGTATCACCGAAAAACGCTTCATCGCTCATTGCCTGCACGGCGCCCTTACCGGAACGCACGGACGTAAGCAGATCGCTCACAGTCACTTTGCCGTTTGAGCCAGTCAGCGCCTTAAACGCCCAATTGTATTTTTCGCGCATGGCGGCCGGGTCGGTCGCCCCGCCGCGCTCGTCGGCTACCTTCGCCATCTGATAGGCAGAATCGCCCGATGCCATATCAGTGTGGTGCAGGCGGTCGTAAAGCTGAAGACCCGAAATCGCTTTTAGCGCCGTTGGCAGCGCTTCGATAGCGTGGTGTGCGTCGCCAAGCGCGGTGCGCAGTTCGCTAACCGTGTCCGTCGCCTTCGTGACTGACACGCCAAACTGCTTTGAATGCTGCGCGGCGCTAATCATGGCGTCGCCGTCTTCCTTCGACACGCCAGAATTGCGGATCACGGCCACGACGTTTTCACGCTCGATTGCAGAGTGCACGCCCCTGGACAGAACGCCGCCAATCGCCAGGCCAGCCGCACCCATTCGCACGGCCGCGCCGTTCAGTTTCGAACGGGTTTCCTTCGCGCTGGTGTAGCTCGCCTGGGATTTGTTTAGCCGTTCCTGCGCCCGGCGCAGGCGGTCGATTGTGTCAACGGTCTTTGCGTACTCGTTGCGCAATGCCGAAACGTCTTTACCCATGCGGGAAAACGTCTGGATAGACTTTCCCAGCAAAACCTGGCGCTTGGTAACGCGCCCCATTTCGCTGCTGATTTGCTTCAGCCCGTTTTGGGCCACGCCCAGCGCGCCCTTAAGCGCGCCGGAAATCGTGCCACCAATAACGATTGTGGCATTTAGCCGCTTATTCGCCATCGCTCGCTGTCAGTTCGTTTAGACCGTCGATCCACCACAGGAACCGCGAAGCGGCCATGCCTAATATTTCCGATTCGCCCCAGCCGGTATGGCTGGCCAGGGAAAGCGCACCGCGTCGGATAAGCGCGGGCGCTAGTCCAGAAAACCGGAGTAGGCCGCCGACACGCGCCGGTAGTCGCGAACGGAAAGGCTTTGCATTTGCTTTTCGTCCATTTCGCACAGATTGGCGAAAATGGTTACTTCGCGCTCAATGTCGCTTCCCTTCAGCTTGTCATACACAAGCTGGTCTCGGACGGTCGGCTCGCGCATGCGGAGTTTTTTCACCGGAACGCCTGCCACGTCCAGCGGGCGCGACAGCGTAATATCTGCGAAGCCTTCGATATATTCCACGAAGTCTTCGGGCGTTTTCTTTTCTTCGGTTTGCTTGCGGGTTGCCATGGATGATTCCTGTTTTTATGAAAGTCGCTTTCAGGGCTGGCGTTGCACCAGCCCTGCGCCGTCTTTAGATGCCCAGCAGGCTGCGCACGTTAGCCAGTGCGTCCACGCCGTTGCGCTTGAAAACCATGTTCACAACGTCGATTTCCAGCACCGTGGTGCCGCCGTGTTCCAGCTTGTAATACTTCAGGGTAAGCGTGGTTTTCAGCTTGGCGGCCGTGCCGGTCTGCACGGAACCCTGGTCGATTTCCTTCACCTTGCCGCGCAGGGTGTGGACCACGCCGGTTTGCGTGCCGTCGTCGTCTTCCAGCACTTCGCGAAGGGACACGGTAATGTCCGTTCCTTCGGTCACGCCAAAAGTTGCGATAACGTCTTTATCGTAGGACTTCAGCGTGAAATCCGATTCGAGCTTTTCTAGCCCCATCGTGATTTCGGCGGGCGCGAACATGCCGCCGCCCAGGAAGTCTTCCAGCTTGGCGGCCAGCTTCGGCGGGTTGAATTCCTCGCACTTGCCAGCCTTTCCAAGCCCGTTATAAAAGACGTTGAAATACTTGCGGATATTCTGGATCGGCATGGGCTTTAGCTCGCGCTAGTCGAAAAAATGCTGGCGATATAGTCATTCACCAGGTGGCTGCGGAATGTGACGCGCTCGGACGGGTACACGGCCGTAAAGTCGAAATCGAACGCGATTGCACCGGCCGCGATTTGGTCCGGCGTGTTCAGGTCCGGGTCTGCCCAGCACTGGCCACCCAGGATCGCGCCACGGGCCACCAGGTTGCGCAGGAACGCATTCACGCCTTCCACCACGTCGTTGACGTAGTTTTTCGTAATGCCCTGGTCCACCGCCCACAGGTGCGCCGCCATCAGGCTGTCCGCGATGATGTCGGCCGTGCGAACCACGCACAGGAACGTCCATTTGGCATCGCTCGACAGCGTGCGATTGCCCCACAGTCGATAACCGTTCTGGCGAATCACGACGTTGACGTTTTTAGCGTTCAGCAGATTGGCGCGACAGGTCGTGTCGCCCATGGTGAAGTCGATCACGCGAGCGGTGCCCGTCACGCCGTTAATGGCCTGGTTCGACGGAGACCACCAGAAGCCGCGTTCGTTGTCCGACTTCGCAATCAGGCCAGCCGTGTGGGCGCTGGTGAAGGCGGTCACGTTGTTGCCGCTGCTGTCGGTCTTCGTCACCTGGGGTTCAACCAGGTACACGCGGCGGCTGTCGAAATCGCCCGCGTATGCGATGGCGTCCACGTCGTTCGTGCTGGGCGCGTCCGCGATAATCACGGCGCGCAGCGATTCGGCAATGCCAAGCATTTCCGCCACCACCGCGTTTGCCACCGTGCCCGTGGTCGCCGTGAAGGTGGCTTGGGTCGTGCCTGCGCCTGCGCCAGCAGGAAGTGCGAACGTCGGTACGGCCGTATAGCCGCCGCCGTTTTTCGCGATGGCAACGGCCGTAACCTTGCCGCCTGCCACCGTCGCCGTGGCTGCTGCGCCCGTGCCGCCACCGCCGCCCGTAGCCACCAGCGCGTAAGTGCCGTCCGTGTAGCCAGCGCCCGCGTTGCCGATTGCCAGCGTGGAAACGCCGTTGGCCACGCGCTGGTGCGTGAAGCCCGGCGCCAGCAGAATGCGCGGCTTGTAGCCCGTCACGTGTTCGGCGCCCACGAAAGCCTGGACGCCCAGGTAATTGCCGCTCGCGTCAACGCCGCCAATCAGATTGGCAAGCTGCGCGGCCGGGTCTTCGTCAGCATCCACGCGAACCACGATCAAAACAGCCTTGGACTGATCGAAAATGCTGTCGATTGCATCCGGCAGCGTGCCGTTATCCGCCGAAGTCGTCAGCGCCGCCAGCTTGGCCGCCTCCACACGCGAGCCAGCCACCAGCACGGGCGTGTTAAGCGGGAATGCGGCCGGGTCGGCATTCGGCGCGGTGCCGATAATGCCAATAACCGAACTGGACGCAATGCTAATGGT